TAAAAATGTATTGTGTATAGCAACTAAACAAGAAACCGCTCGCAATATGGTAACTAAGGTTAAGTTCATGTTTGATAACTTACCATCTTGGTTAAAAATACCTGCTGAAGAAAATAATAAACTTTCTCTACGACTTAACAATGGATCCCAAATTAAAGCAACATCTGCAAGTAGTGATGCTGGTCGATCAGAAGCAGTATCATTATTGTTAGTCGATGAAGCAGCATTTATTGAAGGAATTGGTGAAATATGGGCATCTGCTCAACAAACCTTAGCAACTGGTGGTGGAGCAATTGTATTATCTACCCCATATGGTACAGGTAATTGGTTTCATCAAACATGGGTTAGAGCAGAAGCTCAAGAAAATGATTTTTTACCTATTAAACTACCTTGGTTTGTTCACCCTGAACGTGATGAAGCATGGAGAAAAAGACAAGATGAATTACTAGGTGACCCCAGAATAGCAGCTCAAGAATGTGATTGCGACTTTAGCACTTCAGGTGATGTAGTATTTTATAATGAATGGATTGAATTTATATCTCAAACTACAATTAAAGAACCACTAGAGCGAAGAGGAACAGACCAAAATTTATGGGTTTGGGAACCAGCAGATTATTCTAGAGATTATATGGTTACTGCGGATGTTGCTCGTGGTGATGGTAAAGACTTTTCAACACTTCATGTAATTGATGTTGCTACTAATACTCAAGTTGCTGAGTATAAAGGACAACTTCCTCCTAAAGAATTTGGTTATTTTTTAGTAGCTATTGCTACTGAATATAATCAAGCACTATTAGTAGTAGAAAATGCCAATATAGGATGGGCAACCTTAGATGCAATACAAGAAAGAAACTATAGAAATCTATATTTCTCTCCACGATCAGACTCAGGAATGACAGCTGAGTCATATTTAAATAAATATGAAAACCAAGATAATTTAGTTCCTGGTTTTACAATGTCTCTTAGAACTAGACCTCTAGTTATTAACAAATTCAGAGAATATATAGGTGATAGAAGTGTTACAATTCAATCTAAACGATTACTTGAAGAAATGAAAGTATTTGTTTGGAAAAATGGTCGTCCTGAAGCTCAATCTGGGTATAATGATGATTTAGTAATGAGTTTCGGTATTGCAATGTATTTAAGAGACACATCATTAAAATTTCAACAACAAAGTCTTGATCTTACAAGAAACGCACTTAATAATATTACTTCAACTAGGAGCCCTTTAAAAGGTGCATATATTACAGGAACACCAGGTAATCCGTATAATATGGATATTAATGGACAACAGGAAAACCTGAACTGGTTGTTTTAATATTTATAAATAAAAACAAATAATGGCAGATACTAACCTATTTACCCGACTACGAAGATTATTTTCAACAGATGTTATTATTCGTAACGCTGGGGGAACTCAACTAAAGGTAATGGATACTAATACTATCCAAACCTCGGGACAATACATGAATAATTCCTTAATGGATAGATTTAATAGAATTTATTCTACTAATTCAACATCCTTATATGGAGCCCAATTAAATCTTAACTACCAGTATCTTCGCCCTCAATTATACTCAGACTATGATTCAATGGATACAGATGCAATTATCTCTTCTGCCTTAGATATTATTGCTGATGAATGTACTCTTAAAAATGATATGGGTGAAGTACTTCAAATTAGAAGTAGTGATGAAGATATCCAAAAAATATTGTATAATTTATTCTATGATGTATTAAACATTGAGTTTAATTTATGGTCTTGGATTCGTCAAATGTGTAAATATGGTGATTTCTTTCTAAAATTAGAAATAGCTGAAAAATTTGGTGTATATAATGTTATCCCATATACTGCATACCACATTATGCGAGAAGAAGGATACGAAAGAGCCAACCCAGCAGCTGTAAGATTTAAATTTAGTCCTGATGGATACGCTGGTGGTACTGGATATTACGGTACTCCAAACGCATATGGAACATATGGTGGTAAAAAAGATGAAAATGCTATTTATTTTGATAACTATGAAATGGCTCATTTTCGTTTAATGACAGATGTAAACTATCTTCCATATGGACGTTCTTATTTAGAACCTGCTCGTAAATTATTTAAACAATATGTTTTAATGGAAGATGCTATGCTTATCCACCGCATTGCTCGCGCCCCAGAAAAACGTATTTTTTATATCAATGTTGGTTCTATTCCTCCTAATGAAGTAGAAAACTTCATGCAGAAGACTATTAGCACAATGAAGAGAACTCCTCTTATGGATCCTCAAACTGGTGAGTATAATTTAAAATATAACATGCAAAACATGTTAGAAGATTTTTATATTCCTATTAGAGGTAATGACCAAACAACTCGTATCGAACCTACTAAAGGTTTAGATTATGATGGAATTACAGATGTAGTGTATTTAAGAGATAAATTATTTGCTGCTCTTAAAGTACCTAAAGCATTTATGGGCTATGAAAAAGACCTAACAGGCAAAGCTACATTAGCTGCTGAAGATATTCGCTTTGCTCGCACTATAGACCGTATACAACGCATTATATTATCAGAATTAAATAAAATTGCATTAGTTCATTTATACACTCAAGGATATAAAGGAGAAAATTTAACCAATTTTGAATTAGGATTAACTACTCCTTCTATTATTTACGATCAAGAAAAAATTAACTTATTAAAAGAAAAAGTTACTTTAGCTAAAGATATAGTAGATGGTAAATTATTACCTACTGATTGGGTATATGATAATATATTCCATTTAAGTGAAGATCAATATGATGAATATAGAGATTTAATTACTCAAGACCAAAAACGTATCTTTAGATTAAAACAAATTGAAAACGAAGGAAATGACCCAGTAGAATCAGGTAAATCATATGGTACACCTCATGATTTAGCTTATTTATATGGCAAAGGTCGTTATGCTGCTAATTCTGAAGGTGTTCCTGCGGGATATGGAGATGATTTAGAATTAGGTCGTCCTGAAGAAAAAGCAAGTAATATTGGAACTCAAGAAAACCCATTTGGAAAAGATAGATTGGGTAATAAAGGAATGAAACAAGGAGATGATACTGGTGAAGATAAAAATATAAAGAATAATTTTAAAGGAAATAATCCTTTAGCATTAGAAAATGCTCAAACTGCATTTCTTAAAAATAAAAATATATTTGAAAGTCTAGATAAAAAACTAGTATTTGAATCTGATAAAAACAAAGAATCATTATTAGATGAATCTCAAATAAAAGAATAAGGATCTCCGTATATTTATAATAAAAAAGATTAATGGAAATTAAACATTCCAAATATAAAAACACGGGTATTATTTTTGAATTACTCGTAAGACAAATTACTTCTGATACTTTATCAAATAAAGATTCTAAGGCTGTTAATATCCTTAAAAAATATTTTGTCAAAACTGAACTAGGAAGAGAATATAAACTCTACGAAACATTACTTAAAAATACTAATTTAAGTGAAGGCAAAGCAGAAATAGTAATTTCCACTATCCTAGAATCAGCTAAACATTTAAATCAATCTATATTAAAAAGACAGAAATATAATTTAATTAAGGAAATTAAAACTTACTATAACATAGATGAGTTTTTTAGGACTAAACTTCCTAATTATAAAGCTCAAGCTTCAATTTATATTCTTTTAGAAAATTATACTCAAACTTCTTCTCCTAATATTTCTCAAGTAATTAATAATAAATTAACATTATTAGAATATTTGACTTCACTATCATCAAATAAACAAATTATTGAAAATGAAGTTATAGAAGAATTTAAAAAACAAGATAAAGATGTTAGAATATTAACATATAAAATATTATTAGATAAATTTAACACTAAGTATGGTAATTTAAACGAAAACCAAAAACTAGTACTTAAAGAATTCATTGAATCTACAGACTCTACTATTAAATTAAAAACTTTCTATAATCAAAAAATAGTAGATATAAAAAATGAAATTTTAACCCTCCAAGAATCTGTTTCAGATAAAGTAACTAAAATTAAACTAAATGAAATTGTTAACTATTTAGTTGAATTAGATAAAACATCTAAAGTTACTAATGACCATTTAGTTAATCTTTTACAATATTATGAATTGTTAGAAGAATTAAAAAAAATTAAATGACCCAACTCACAGAAAAAATAAAACAATTAGTTCGTGCCAGACTTAAAGAGGAAACTGCAACTGGTACTGGAGCCTCAACAACAACTGGAGGTGGGGTAGGAGTATCAGCTAAATATGCTTATCGCAAATCTTCCAAAGAAACCGATAATATTTATCGTAAACTAGGATTTAAACCAGTAAATAAAAAACAACTGCGTAAAAAATCTAAATTTATTGATCCAAAAGATTTATGGACACATAAATTAAATGAAAATTTTAATTTAGATGATTATTTAAATTCTTTAGGAGTCGAAGACGAAAAACTTAAAAGACATATAGCAGGAAGAATTACTGATTTTAATGATATAGAAACTAAATTAAATGAATTAATTCCATTATTAAAACAGGCAAAACAAGATACTATGAATTATTATAAAGCTAACCCTAGCTTTGAAATGAAATATAGTACTAGTAATGCTATTGAATATTTAGATGATTTAATTGAACTTTTTCAACCACAATAAAAAATATGAAAACACCAACCATACAAGAACAATACAATCTTATTAAAGAAGGTAAAGGACATAAAGGCGTATTTATGAAAACAGTACGTAGCTTATTTCCTGAATATATAAATCAATATACATCATTTGATGATACTGTTAGTATTTTAAAAAGTAAAAGTGTTTTAAGTGAGGGGATTGGTGGTTTAGTTACTACTGGTAGAAAACAAGATTGGCATGCTATCTTTAATGAGAATATGGGTTCTATGAATTATGATTCATGGAAAAAAGAATTAATAGATATTATTAAAAAAGATGCTAATCTTGATGATAATGAAATTGAGATAGATGAAGAAGAAATAAAAAGATACTATAAAGAAGGTAAATCCCCTAATGAAGTATATAATAATATCTGGCTTAAGGATGCAGGAAATTTTCGTTCTTTAAATGAATCTAAAGAAGCTAAAGCTGAAGAAAAAAAGCCTACTAAAGATGTAGTTGATATGGAAACACGTGGGTTTGATTATAAAGATCCTAAAAATATTGACAATGTTTATGGTCAAGAATTTTTATTAGGATATTATACTGAAATGAAAGACCCCAAAAATAAAGATAAAAGTGTTGATGAATTAAAAGAAATTGTTGCTAAAAATTTAGCTAAAGATAATCAACATTATGTTAAAGATGGACAATTTGGTGTTAAAGGTTTAGGATATACTACTGAAGCACCTGGTTTAGGTAAACCAAAAGAAGTAAAAGGTAAATACAAAGCATCAGGAATGGAACCTGTTAAACTAAAAGAATCTAAAATGAACCTAAATGAAAATTTTAGTGAAGAAGATACTGAAAATTTAAAAGATATACTTTTTAAATACATTGAAGACCCAAATGATGCTGAAAAACAAGTAGACGTCTTCTATAACACTGGTGAATTTTCAGACCCAAGACTATCAAATATAAATGATGATGAAGAATTTATTGAATGGTTAAAAGGAGAAGAACCACCAAAAGAAGATAGTAAATACGATGGGTATATTACTAGAGATATGGGTGGTAATCCTGACATTTATGAATCTAAACTACGTAAAGTAATTTCTCAATTAATTAAGGAAGAACTTAATATGAAAGAAATTGAAGAAGTTGGTGAAGATGCTAAGAAAAAAGCAATGGGTAAAAAAATTGATGAGGAAATTGCTAAACGTAAGAAAAAACTTAAAGCATTAACTACTTTAACTGAACTTGAAGAAGATTCTGTTAATCCTAAAAAAGTTAAAGAATTAACAAATGACATTAAAAAGTTAGAAGCTGCTAAAAAGAAATTAAATAAAGGTAAGAAAAAAGAAGAAGTTGAAGAAATTACACTAGTAGATAAAAATACTTCAACAGCTTCTGCATCTGAAATAGACAAAGCAGAAGGAACATCCTCAGGAACTGCAGCAGCCGCTATCGAAAAAGCTAAAGCTACCGGAAAACCAGTAGGAGTTGAGGGCCCTAAAAAATAATATAATGAAACAAGTATTAATAGAAACCCAATACTTTACTGCTAAACCTATCAAATTAGCTGAAGGAAAATCTCCAACAGGTAATCCTTTAGTTCAAGGTATTTTAGCTACAGCCGAAGTAAAAAACGGAAACGGTAGATATTATGCTAAAGATTTATGGGAACGCGAAATAGATAAGTATATGGAAAACGTTAATGCTAATAGAGCATTAGGCGAATTAGACCACCCGGACTCATCTATTATTAATTTAAAAAATGTATCTCACAATATTAAAAAAATATGGTGGGATGGAGATAATGTAATGGGAGCTATTGAAATTCTTCCTACACCATCTGGTAACATTCTAAAAGCATTATTTGAAAATAATATACCAGTAGGTGTTTCATCTCGTGGTATGGGTTCATTAAAACAAATGGGTGAAATAATGGAAGTACAAGATGATTTTGAATTATTGTGTTGGGACTTTGTATCAACACCTTCCAACCCAGGCTCATACATGAAAGAAGTAGGTATGATGAATGAATCTAAACAAAATAAACAAATAAACAAATACCAAAAAGTAAACTCTATTATTACTGATATATTATGTTCTAATGGATCTTGCCCAATATTTTAATATTATGAACACAACCGAACTAAAACAAATTATTAAAGAAGAGTTAACAAAAATCCTAAACGAAGGATATAATTTCAACCCTAATAACCCTAACAGAAAAGGATACGGCGTCAGTGATGATGAACAAAAAATTATTGATTCTTTATTTAAAAAATGGAAGGATGGTGACGACAATGTTAAAACAACAGAAGAATATAAAAAACTTTCCATTTCAGCTAAAAATAAATTAAACGGGATGATCTCAAACTATAGAGAAGAAAGTGGTTTATATTAACCTCTCCTAAAATAGCATTTTAGGATTGATGCCTCTCGAAAGAGAGGCATTTCTCTTTCTGTGCGACTTTGAAGAATCCCCATATATGTATATTAGAATATATCGCGACCCTTTGGGTCACATCTTTATGCGATATTTACTAACAAACTATCTATTACGTTTATAAATAAACGTATTTCCAAACAAATTTAATTGAGGAGAAACAACAAATGAGTAAAGACTTATTTAAAGAAGCAATTGCTGATGCTAAAGCTGTAAAAGAAGCAGCTATCAACAATGCTAAACTTGCTCTTGAAGAAGCTTTCACTCCACATTTAAAATCTATTCTTGCTGCCAAATTAGAACAACTTGATGAAGTTGAAGATAAAATGGAAGAAGCAGAAGATGAAAAAATGGAGGAAATGAAAGACAAAAAAGAGATGGAAAAAGAAAATCTTGACGAATTGGATCTTGAAGAAATTTTAAAAGAACTTGAATCCCTAGAAGAAATGGGTGATGAAGGAGATGATAAAATGGAAGAAGCAAAAGACGAAAAAGATGATCTAAAAGAAATGTATTATGAAGATTCTGAAGAAGAAGGAGGTGAAGAAGAATTCGATCTTGAAAACATGGATATGGATGATTTGAAAAAAGTCATTGAAGATGTTGTCGAAGATATGATGGCTAGTGGTGAACTAGAAGGTGCTGAAGAAGAAGGTGAAGAAGAAGAATTAGATGGTGAATTGGATACTGAAGAAGCTCCAATTGATGAATTAGATATCAATGAACTTTTAGCAGAAATTGAAGAAATGGAAAATGAAAAAGTTCCTATTAAAGAGTATGCTACATTTGTGAGTGATTATTTATCTCCACTAATGGGACTTTTAGCCGCCGGTTTACCAATCGCTTCAATCACAGGCTTGTACTTATATGAAAAACATAAAGAAAAAGCTAAAGACATAGTAGCTAAAGCAGAAGCAGGTGATGAAAAAGCTAAAGCTGAAATAGAAAAAGCCAAAATGGAAGCTGAAAAAGTTACCTCAAATCTTGAAGAAACTGATAATAAAGAAATGGAAAAAACCATTGCTGAATTACGTTCTGAACTTAATGAGGTTAATCTATTGAATGCTAAACTTCTTTACACTAACAAGATTTTCAAAGCCAAAAACCTTACAGAATCTGAAAAAGTAAAAGTATTAACTACTTTTGACAAAGCAACCACTGTAAAAGAAACTAAACTAGTTTATGAAACATTATTAGAAAGTTTAAATAACAAATCTAAATCTTCTATTAAAGAATCACTAGGATCAGCTTCTAAACCAATGGGAGTTACGCAAAAACAACCAATTATTGAAACTAACGAAGTATTTGCTCGTATGCAAAAACTAGCTGGAATCAAGTAAATTAATTATTAACTAAATTTGATTTAAAAACAAATGAACACAATTCAAAACCTTTTAGAATCAGCTAACCCGTGGAAATCACTTCAAAGTGATGCTGCTAAATTAGCTAACAAATGGGCTAAAACAGGATTGTTAGAAGGTCTTAGTAACGAGACTAACAAAAACAACATGGCCCTTATGCTTGAAAACCAAGCAAAACAATTAGTGGTATTTGGTCAAATCGCAGCGAAAGAATTCGTTAGCGTTCAACCAATGAACTTACCTTCTGGTCTTGTATTCTTCTTAGATTTCCAATATGGTACTACTAAGAACCCATTCACAGCTGGTGGTTCTATGTATGGTACTACTGGAAGCCAATACCCATTCGCTACCCCAGCTACTGAAGGTGGTTTATATGGTGCTGGTCGTTTCACTTACTCTACTAACCAATTTTCAGCTTCTGTAACTGTATTTTCTGGTTCATCTGCAACTGCTCGTGTTGCTACTTGGGCTAACGTAAACTTCAACTCAGATTTATCTGCTTCTGCTGCCGCTAGTAGAATCATTGCAATCCCAGTTGCTGTATCATCTTTAACAGGATTTGATCCAGATGCAGTTCGTGGATTTATTGTTTCTTCTGGTTCTGCTGTTACTTTAGCTAACAACTTACCAGCATTTACTTCTTATGA